ACTTCTCAATCAATTCATCTCTATCTCTATTCGTGAATGTAGGTATCATTTCTCCTCCTTCGTGTGCATCCAGGTTCTATCTTCTACTAAGCTTTTTACCAAACTTCGAGCACTTTTATAAGCCCAAGTGCTTTCTCTCAGTGCTATTGAGGGTTTTACTTCAATATCACTATCGGCAATATTTAAAGAGTCGTGGATATGTTGTAGTAAATCATCAATGTAAACACATAAGTCTACTTCTTTTGGTAATGTTTTAATAGCTCTTATCTCTTCATATAAGTTTGGAACTATTACGTTTCTATATCTATCGAGCAATAGCTTTGCTTGTTTCTCGTTCATTATTCGTCTCCTTCATAAGTTACTTGACATTCGTAGATAGTATTTCCTTCTTTGTCCTCTACTTTAGCCGGACGTTGAAAGAACATAGCTAATCTTGTTGGTATTACCTTGGTCTCGTTACACTCTGTGCAACATCTACCATTGGTAAGTGGTTGAGCATTGTGACCTTCTCGCCACATAACTTCTCCAGTCTCAGGATGATACTGGAAATCTATTTCATTATCACATATTGAACAATTCATAATCATATTAACTCCTTCGTGGTTAAGAGCAGAGGGAATGAGGCAAATGAATAAGTCACACTAAAGGAAGACCTCACTCCCTCCACGAGTAGTGTTCTCGACAAAACACCAAAATTGTAAGTTGAAAATCGCAAAATCATCGACATAACTTACGGCAAATTTTTGAAAGTGTCAAGTTTTTTTTATTCTATGTCGAACAATAACTAGATATGCCGACTTTTGTTGATGTTTTACTTGAGCACTAATTAGACGAGCACAAACAAAAAACCCTCGACGATTGCCGAGGGTTCTCTGTGTTCTTCTTTTTAGATAATGCTAAAAAGAAGGGGGATATTTCTTAAAGCAAGGCGAGCACTTCAAGCCGAAGAAGATACCATACCTATCGAATCTTCTCCAGGGATGATACCAGTCTCCACTGAATGGACTCTTCTCCATTTTTATCTCAGATTCCTTCTTACAAATCTGACAAGATACGTCAATCTTACTCATTATTAGTCCTCCTCTGCAAATCGTTCTGCTATCTCTTGACACAACTCAACAACCCTTGAGACGTGTCTTTTCTCGTATTGACCAACATATTCTACGCAAGTCTCTACATCTCCACAAGCATCTAGCTTGACGAGAACGTCCTCCAAGCAAGGTGCAGTGTGCTCAAATAGACGATAACTCCCTCTTCTGTCGTTGAGCCCTTGGTTATCTATGTCGTTATAAATCATTTCTCTACGTTCTTCTGATAAACTCATTTTATTCTCCTTTTAGTTTCCCCTCGACGTAATTGCCGAGGGGATAGTGTTAGTGTTAGTCCTGGATATGTCCTAGGACGTTGGTTAGTATGTCGTCGAAGTGGTCTGTCTTACCGACGTAAACGTCTGAGTTGGTCATCTGCTTGAGCACCTCGATATTCTTGTCGACGTTGTGGTCGACATAGAATGGACGACCTAGTCCTAAACCAAAGCCGAGACAATCTCTCCAGTATTGGAAGATTAAGTCTCTGAATATTCCTGACGAGCAATAGTTAACTAGCTTTGTCTCGTTCATAGGAACACCTGAAGGCTTAGCAATGAACTTAGTCACACCGAGGAAACTGCCCTCAGGGAAGTGCTCAAAGTCTGCGTCTTGTCGTTGTGACTCGGAAAACTCTGACGTAGTACCGAAAGCTATCTCGGTCGCGTAGCCCTTCTTCTCGAGGGTCTTGCAAATTGCAATAGCTCGAGTAGCAGTCTCGAAGATTCTCTCGGAAGGAACTGAGCAAGACTGAGCATAGTCGATGAAGACTCTGACTGACTTCTGTCTGTTGTTCCTCTTGAAAGACTCCATAGGGTCTACACCGACCATAGCTTTGTCGATGTTGACAATGCAACCGGCTAAGTCTCGACGACGTTTACGACGAGTATCTTGACCGATGTTACCGAGCTTAGCGACGTTGCTAGGGTCGGCGAGCACCTTGGACTTCTCGTTCGCGTAGTACTCCCAACCTAGCTCTGTTGCATAGCCTCGACGAAGAGACTTAAGCAAAGTCTCTCTCGAAGTATAGTCGAGCACTTCTTCGAAGTCTGAGTAGTTACCAACGCGTTCTAAGAACCTCGTGTTGTCCTTGCTCTCTGCTTTCATCTCGTCTAAGAACTCGACGAGACTGCCGAACTCCTGAGATACTACCGACTTAGTTCTCGTCTTGTCGTTGTACATTATCGTCTGAACCTCAGAGACTTTGCTACGCGTAGCAGTCAATGGTCTGTTGTTTGCGTTCTTAGACATTATGCAACCTCCACTGAGAAGAACTCGTCAGGGTCGACGTTCATAGTGACTAGACCGAAACGTCTCTTGCTCTTGTCTCGAGAAACTCCGATTGAGTGTAGCTCGTCGTCTGACCAGTCCTGAAGGTAAATCTTGAGCACCTCCTCAGGTCTCCAACCTTCGCGTACTAGCTTTGCTCCTTGCTCGATAAATCGAGGGGAACAAAGTTTTCTGATTTGTTTCTCAGGTCTGAAGGAATGTTCGACGATAGTATCGAAGATTCGACGTAGCTCGATAACAAATGGTTTCACGTCGAGCATCTCCTCACTAGTCAACCAAGGCATCGTCGGATAGTCGACGAAGTCGTCCTCTAGTCCGGCGATAGCATTGACGATTCTTCTGTCGACCTCCAACGCGAACTTGGAACAAGTGAATCTGTCGAGAGTAGCATCGTCGAGCTCCTTACGCACGTAGTTACCGACTGCCATTGCGTCCTGAGCACCTCCCCAAGTGTTCGCCGAAGTTATGACGTAGCACTGAGGGTGACGAATAGCGAGCTCGTTTCCTTTGCGTAGAGGAACTGAAATCTCGTCGTTCGCGAGCAGTTGGTTAAGACCGACGAGTACGTCAGGGTCTCCATTGTCGAACTCATCGAGAAGAATCGTACCACCATTCTCGACGATGTCCAAGAATTTTGTCGTCAAGAAGTCGCCATTGATTACCATTCTTCCAGTCAGGTGAGCCTCGGAAACTCCGGCACTTAGCGAGATAGGATAGAACCTATCGTCGTCGAAGCCTAGCTTCGCGTTCAGTTGCTTGCCGATTGTCGTCTTACCAGTACCGGCACCACCGACGAGAAGAACTTGTTTGTTCGTCTTGAGCATTGAGTGAATCTGAGGCATAGCCCAGTGCTCGATAAGACCATTCTCGTCCTTCGTAGGTGAAGGCGTACCAGGGTTATCTCGGTTAACGATAGCATCGAAAAGCTTGTCGAGCTTGTCGTCGGTCGAGGATTTGTACTCGTCGAACTTCTTCTCGAGACCAGTATCAGGTTCTCCCTCGGTGCTCGGTTGTGGTTGTTCTTCGCGTTCAGGTTGCTCCTCAGGTAATCCCTCAGGGATAAAGTGCGTTGATAGCTCTTGAGCTAGTTTCGTCAGAGAATACTTGTTTCCATCTCTGATTTCTTGACGCATCTCTGATGCATCAGAACGCGTGATAGCTCCCTTCTCCTCTGCGACGTTGACTGCATCGCGTAGGACTGGTCGCATCTCGTCCTTCACTCTCAGGCTACCAAGCTTAGCTTCTCTTAAAGCTCCTCTGAGCATATCATCTTGTATTTTCATCTCTGAACCTCCTTCAGGTTTAGGTGTTGGTGTTGTTAGTTTTGTCGTCTTAGTCTTACTCGGTACTCTCATTATCTAGCTCCTTCGCGTAGTTGGTTGATTGCGTCCTGGAATCTCTTAGCTCTATCGACACAAATCACGTCGAGTGCTCGGTGGTATGGGTGGTCGAACTCCTCGTGCTTTGAGTCGACAACCTTGAGCATACTATTCCAAGCCTCGAGATAACCGACGATGAAAGCATCGCCTGATTTCTCTTCGCGTACGATTCCCTCGGCTATGAGGTGATTAGTAGTAAGCCATTCTGCTACGCGTAGTTCGTGTTGCTTATATAATTTCACGCACGTAGAAAGCTCGTCAGATTTGTCGAGGACGAGTTGATTGTATCTTACGCGTAGAGAGTGTTCGAAATCGGGATTTCTAGGCTCATCTTCGCGTACCATTGTTCTCTCGATGTAAGAACGCGTAGTGCTCAATATGTTGATTGAGTTCGCGAACGCATCGCTTGTTACTATGTGTGCATCTCTCTGAGATAACTTATTCATTTTCTAGCTCCTTTGCTATGTCGAGACTAATTGGTGTTGTCTCCTCGACGTGTCTCGTTTTTCGTCGATGATAGGGCAAATTTACTGATTCCTCACATATAATGCAAGCACTAATTGATTCTCTCGAGGGTGCTCAGTACGCGTTTCGCGTTCGGTACTCTTACGCGTAGGAAGACTAGGTGCTAGGATTTGACGTTTGTCGTCATAAACGTCGTCGACAAAACTTGCTTGAAAAAATTCGAAAAGTGCTCAGAAAAGTGCTCAATTTGCTTTCGCCTGCGTGCTCAGATTCTAACCCAACCTTTAACTTTACCGACGAGACTCAACGACTTTTTCCTAACCTAGAACCGACAAGGGGGGGCTTGTGCACACAAAAAAAGAACCTCACACATACTTGAGCTATTTTTTTAGTTTGGGTTGTGTCTCTAAGTCAAGATATATAAAGAGTTGGAGGGTTCGCTAACTATACTAACTATACTAGCTAGAGGTTTGACGCTAGTTCTAGCTAGAAATTAATGAGTTTTAGTACCGAAGTCAAGAAATATCGTAAAATAGATTATAAAAAAATTTTTTAAAAAAAGTTCTTGACAAATGTAAAATATAGTTTATAAACTTATTAAGTGACCAAAGCACTTAAAATACCAAGTAGTAATCTAAAACTAAATATTAACGGTCACACCTATACTATTCGTTTTATTTCCGGCTCTAAGGCAGATTTTGGTACAGATGATACCGAGATATTAGGTGCTATATCTATGCGTCAGTGCGAAATCATTATAGAGGCTGAAATGAAACACTCTAAAATACTAGAAGTATTGTGTCACGAAGTAATGCACGGCATAACTTTTGGTACAAGTCTTGAAATGTCAGAAACACAAGTACAGGTAGTAGCTAATAGCTTGTATAGATTAGGCTTTGGTAACTACTTATGGGAAAAATCTGGAGGTAAATATGATTCCTAACTATGATGCCATCATAAAAAAAGCTAAATCTTTATGTGATAATAAGAATATTGACTATGCACAGCAAAAAGAACCTTTTTCTAACTTTGAAATGGTAGAATCTTTAAAAATATGTGATACACCTACTGGTATTTTAGTAAGAATATCAGATAAAATTGCTAGGATTGCTAATTTATTGAAGAGAAAAGGCGAAAAAGCAGTAAAAGATGAAAAACTTGAAGACACAATGCTAGATTTAATAAATTATAGCATAATTTTATTAAGCTACTATATGTATATTGAAAATTCATTGCATATTTTAGACAAAGAGGAAAAAGAAAATGATAATTCCAGGTAAAATACACGAAGTAACGTTAAAAAAGCCTAAAGTAAACATTCATTGCCTTACAGATGTACACGTAGGTAGTAAAGTATTTGATAGAATGTTATTTTTAAAGGTTGTAGACAAAATAAAGAAAGACCCAAACGCAGTTTGGTTTGGAAATGGAGATATGTTAGAATTTATACCACCAAATTACCATATTCCTGAAGGAGACCAGGCTTTTAACAATAATGAGCAATATGAACAGTTTGTAAGCATGATAAAACCTATTAAAGACAAATGTTTATTTGTTCGTGGTGGTAATCACGATACATTACGTTCTGTTAGACTTGCAGGTATTGATATAATACGTGTTATGTGTGATGATTTAGAAATACCTTACTTTCCATTTCCTGGATATACAGTAGTAAACTACAAAGGTGGTTCATTTACATTCGCTAGTGGTCACGGTAAAAGTGGAGCTAAGAATGGAGATATGGAATTACAAAGACTAAGAAACATTTTTCCTGATGCCGATATGTACTATTTAGGTCACAATCACCAGCTTTATGCAAAACCTATTGATTCTTTTGAAATCTTCAAAGATAATGAAGAAGTTAAAAGACAATGGTTTGTTAGGGGTGGTTCTTTTATAGGATATGCAGAATATGCACGATATGCTATGTTTGAGCCACAAACTAAAGGTTGGGTAGAGGTTAGGCTTAGTTCTAATCAACCTGAGTATATAGTTCATAGAAAATGAAAAAAAGAACTATTAAAGATAAGGAGCACATAGTATATGAAAATATCGATGAACTAAGGCAGGTTATGCCAAATATTAAAATATATGAAGATTGGAGAAATGCTTCCCTATGGTCTTGGGTTTTGACAGATGATGGGCAGGTTTGTCAAATTATAGACAAAGGAACATTAAACAATAGAGAATATATAAGAACGGCTATCGGAATGTTTGCTTGTGCTCCTTCTCAACGTATGG